ACATGTCGCAGTCCATCAAGCAGTTGACGACCGGCTCGCGTACGGCTACTGGTGGCACAACGTCGGCTGCTGTAACAAGCGAAGGCGCAACCACCATCGCCATTACCGGCGCTGGTGCTAGTGCTACCGTTAAAGCTGGCGACGTGTTTACCGTGGCTGACTGCTATGCTGTTAACCCACAAACCCGTGAGTCTACTGGTTCGCTCTTCCAGTTTGTTGCGACTGTTGACGTTACGCTGAACGGATCTGGTGCGGGTAACATCACTGTTGCTCCGATCTATTCTTCCGGTAATGCTCTAGCTACTGTTGCCAGCCTTCCTGCTGCTAGCAAAGCTGTTGTATTTGTCGGTGCAGCGTCTAGCCAGTACCCACAAAACCTCGTCTACCACAAAGACGCTATCACTTTTGCCACTGCCGACTTGATGATGCCGCAAGGTGTTGACATGGCGTCGCGTCAGGTTCATAACGGTATTTCGATGCGTATTGTTCGTCAGTACGACATCAACAATGACCGTATGCCCTGCCGTATTGACGTACTGTACGGCTACAGCGTGATCCGTCCGCAAATGGGCGTTCGTCTCTGGGGTTAATCAATCTAGGGGGCTTCGGCCCCCTTACCCAATTATTTTTTGAAAGGATCTATCATGGCAATTCCTAATGGTGCTGGTGGCTATCAGTACAACGACGGTAATACCGGCGAGGCTTTGTTGTTTGTTCAAGGTGCCCCTACTGCGCTAACCGGCGCAGCTACGGTTACCGCCGCTCAACTAGCAAACGGTTTGTTTACGTTTGATGGTACGGCTGGCGCAATGACGCTACCCACGGTTGCGTTGCTTGAAGATGAAATTTCTTCGGCAGCTAAAGTTAACGCAGCGTTCACGTTTGCAGTTGTCAACATTGACGGTACAGACGCTGTAACCGTAACTGCAGGTACGGGCTGGACAATTGTTGGCACCGCTGCTGTGTCGGCTAACACGTCGTCGCAGTGGCTGGCTCGCAAAACCGGCGTTGGCACTTGGACGGCTTATCGTATTGCGTAATCGATAGGGGGCTTGCCCCCTATTCTTAAAAGGATCAGCTATGTCAAACACTAAACCTATTGGCGTTGCTTTTACAGACCAAGACATTATTGGCTCACAATATGTGTTGTCCGGTGAACAGTTTGGTTACACAGCAGACGCTCAAGGTACTGTGACTCAGGCGACCAGCAAGTCTACGGCTGTTACGCTTAATAAGTCAGCCGGTCAGATCACGATGAACAATGCGGCTTTAGCGAGCGTCACCAACGTAACATTTACGTTAAACAACTCGTTTATTTCTGCAAACGACATTTTGATCTTGAATGTAAGCGGTGGTGCTACTGCGGGCGCTTACAACTGTTGGGTTTCGGGCTTAAGCGCAGGTTCTGCGTCGATTACCGTACGCAACATTTCGGGTGGTTCGCTGTCTGAAGCAGTTGTTGTTAACTTTGCTCTTATTCATTGCGTGTAAGGCGCGGGGGCTAATAACCCCCCTGTAAACTATGGCCGTCATCTATCTTCGTCACGCCACACACGGCGCTAAAGTTGCTATATCTGATAAAGAAGCCGAGAACGATAGAGAAAACGGCTGGGAAGTGTATGATCCTAATGATGTAGAAGATGAGATGGAGCCAGTTAATGAGCTTCAACCTCGTCGTCGCAGCCGTAGAACTCAGGAGGTTGAGTTATGACAACTGCCGCTGAACTTATTAATGGGTCACTTCGACTTCTTGGTGTGTTAGCTGAAGGTGAGGAACCTTCAGTTGCGGTCATGCAAGATTCCATCATGGCAATGAATCAAATGATTCAGTCATGGGATACTGAACGACTATCAGTCTTTAGTACGCAAGACCAAGTGTTCACTTGGCCTGCTTACACTATGTCGCGCACGATTGGCCCTACAGGTGATTTTGTAGGTAATCGCCCCATCGAAATCGACGACGCCACTTACTTTAAAGATCCGTCGTCAGGGTTGTCGTTTGGCATCAAAATTATTAACCAACAACAGTATGACGGTATTGCATTTAAAACCGTGACGTCTACATATCCGCAAGTTATGTGGATTAACAATACGTTTCCTGACATGGAAATTACTGTGTATCCCGTGCCTATTAAAGCGTTAGAGTGGCACATTATTTCTGTAGAAACACTAACGGAAGTATCAAGTGTTGCTACAGATATGTACTTTCCTCCAGGCTATCTTCGTGCGTTTCGTTACAACTTAGCTTGCGAACTAGCACCTGAGTTTGGTGTCGAACCGTCGCCGCAAGTGCAGCGTATTGCTATGTCAAGCAAGCGCAACATCAAGCGTATCAACTTTCCTGGCGATCTTATGGCGATACCTTACCCGATTGTTGCAACGCGTCAACGCTATAACATCTACGCCAATAACTTCTAATGAAAACGCCAATTCTTGGCTCGACTTACGTTGCCCGTTCCGTTAACGCAGCCGATGCGAGGATGGTCAATTTATTTCCAGAAGTTGTGCCTGAAGGTGGTAAAGAACCTGCTTTTCTTCAGCGCTGCCCAGGGCTTTTAAACTTAGCGACAATTGGTAGCGGGCCTATTAGAGGGCTATGGACTTTTTCTTCTGACAACACTGTCGCGTTTGTAGTGTCCGGCGCTGAACTATATAAGATAGACACAGACTATACCGCGACACTACTTGGTGCTATCCCAGGTACAGGCCCAGTTAGTATTGCAGATAACGGCACTCAACTGTTTATAGCTGCCAACGGCCCAAGCTACATATACAACAACTCAACAAATACGTTTCAACAGATTACAGACACAGACTTTCCAGGTGCGGTGACGGTTGGCTACATCGACGGATACTTCGTTTTTAATGAGCCAAATAGCCAACGAATTTGGGTTACGCAACTGCTTGATGGCACAAGTATTGATCCGCTTGATTTTGCTAGTGCAGAAGGCTCTCCTGATGGTGTAGTCGGCTTAATTGTTGACCACCGCGAAGTTTGGGTTTATGGGACGGGCACGGTAGAGGTTTGGTACGACGCAGGTACGCCAGATTTCCCCCTTCAGCGCATACAAGGTGCGTTTAACGAAATTGGTTGCATTTCAGCGTACACAATCGCTAAGATGGATAACGGTTTGTTTTGGCTCGGCGCTGATGCTAGAGGTCAAGGTATTGTGTACCGCGCTAATGGCTATACCGGTCAACGCATCAGCACACACGCAGTTGAATGGCAAATTCAGCAGTATGGCAATTTAACTGACGCGCTTGCGTACACCTATCAGCAAGACGGCCACAGTTTTTACGTGCTTATTTTCCCTAGCGCCAACACAACATGGGTCTATGACGTAGCGACTGGCGCATGGCACGAGCGAGCTGGCTGGGACAATGGATCGTTTACGCGTCACCGTAGCAATTGCCAAATGGCGTTTAACAATAAAATTATTGTAGGCGACTACGAAAACGGCAACATTTACGCGTTTGATCTTGACACTTATGCCGATAATGGGCAGACACAAAAATGGTTACGTTCGTGGCGAGCGTTGCCAACGGGTCAAAATAACCTCAAACGTACCGCGCAGCACGCCATGCAAATTGACATGGAGTCAGGTGTAGGTCTAAACGGTCGTTTTGTTGAGGAAACGCAATACTTAATTACGGAAAGCGGCGATTATCTAATAACTGAATCAGATGATTATCTAATTACGGAACAGTTTAGCACCGTTACAGTCGGCGCTAACCCGCAAATTATGCTTCGCTGGTCTGATGATGGGGGCCACACATGGTCTAACTACCGTACTACGTCGGTAGGGAAGATAGGCGAGTATTACTACCGCGTATGGTTTCGTCGCTTAGGCATGACAATGAAGTTGCGTGATCGCGTGTATGAGTTGTCGATGACCGACCCAGTAAAAACAGCAATTATGGGTGCGGAACTTCTTATGTCGCCGACCAATGCCTAATGTCACTAACATACCCGCTCCACGCGTTAGCTTTATTGACGAGCGAACTGGGTTAATTTCGCGTGAGTGGTATCGATTTTTCTTAAATCTATTTACTTTAGTAGGACAAGGCAACAACGCAACAACGTTAGATGACCTTCAATCGGGGCCACCTACACACAATATTAATGTATTGGTGTCTAATAATCCTGTTGACGTTGGGCCTCCGGTCATACCTTTTGGTGATAATGTTGTAACAAAAAACGGCACCCAGACAATTTCTGGTGCTAAGACGTTCACAAACAGCAACAACCAATTTAATGGCGCAAAGTACGCTACACCTAATGCTTATTTTGTTGAGGCCAGTTCCTACGCAACGATTGGCGGCACTAACGGCGTTGTCTTAGCTACCGGCGCAACGTCGCCAGGAACATCTGTTTTTCTAGGGGACGCTACAACGTTCCGTCCGACGGTCGATAACACGCGGTCTTTAGGCACTGGCACGTATAGGTATACAGTAGTTTACGCAACCACAGGTACAATAAACACATCAGATGGCGCACAAAAACAGCAGATAAGATCTTTGTCCGACGCTGAACAGCGTGTCGCGCACAGCGTTAAAAAACTTATCAAAGCGTTTAAGTGGACTGACGCTGTAGCGTCAAAAGGTGAGGACGCTCGGATTCATTTTGGTGTTATTGCTCAAGATGTTCAAGAAGCATTTGCCGCCGAGGGTTTAGATGCGTCAAAATATGGTTTATTTTGCAGCGACACATGGGTAACATCCGACGGATCATCTCAAACACGTTTAGGTGTGCGCTACAGCGAATTACTGGCTTTTGTCATCGCCGCACTGTAAGGAATAACATGACAACTTATTTATCCCCTAGCCCAAAACTTCAGTTTTTTGCTTCGGATGGTTCTTTGCTTGTTGGCGGCAAACTTTACACGTACGCAGCCGGAACAACAACGCCCTTAGCTACTTACACTGACTCGACGGGTACGACGTCTAACACAAACCCCATCATTTTAAGTGTGCGCGGCGAAGCCAACGTTTGGCTAGGGACGCAGCAATATAAGTTTATTTTAAAAGACAGCAACGACGTTACGCTTTGGACTGTTGATAACATAGCCACTACGCAAGGTTTAGTTGAGGCGTTACAAACTTCGCTGTCTGCTGCGTCTGGGTCGTCGTTGATTGGTTACACACCATCCGGTACGGGCGCGGTTACAACGACAGTTCAAGCCAAACTTCGTCAAGTTGTATCAGTTAAAGATTTTGGTGCGGTAGGTAACGGCGTTGCTAATGATACAACCGCTATCCAGCAAGCGATTAATTACGTATCTTCAATCGGTGGGGGCGCGGTTAACTTTCCTACCGGCACGTATAAAATTTCAACTAAACTGTCTATCACCGCTAATTCTGTTTTTCTAACTGGCGAAGGCAGGCAGTCAAGCGTCATCGCGCCTGCGGCTATGGCGGATGATTTTATTCTATTCAACGGCTGCTCACAGGGCGGGGTTAATAATTTAGGCATCATACCGTCTGCCGCGCAAACAGGATCAACCGCCGGTATTCGCATCAAAAACTGTCATAACGTCGTTGTCGATCAGTTTTTGCTTTACGGAAACACGCGAAACGGCATCATTGTCGAAGGCGGCGCGTCGTCCTACTTATGCACCATCTCTAACTTTGAGATTAGCACTTGCGCTTTGTCTGGTATTGAGGTCGGCGCTGGGGCGTTAGCGCAGGGTGTATGGATTCTTGATGGCATCGTAGCGAGTTGCTATGACGGCATTTTGTTAACTTACGCAAGCGGCGTTTACATTAACACCGTAGATATTATTTCGTCAGGTAACTCAGCTTTGGCAACTTATCCAGTTACAGGCCAATATGTTACTGCTGTTTTTGCAGAAGGTATCACGGCAGATACTTCAGTTGGGCATGGCATCGCGCTGATTGACAACGGCGGTAAGACAACCGATGTAAACTTAGTGAATTGCTGGTCTGCAACGAACGGTCTTAGCGGCCTTCGTTGTGCGGCTAACACAGATGGTGTGCTTGTCAGCGGGTGTAGGTTCATCAATAACGATCAGCGCGGTATCTTGATTGAAAACGGCAAGAACTACACCATCAGCGGCTGTCAAATTGGCATGAACTCAATTGATGGATCTGCGTCATACGATGGTATTGCTATCGGCGCAGGCGTTACCCATGTCACGATTGAGAATTGTTTTTCTGGTGGGCCGTTGGGGAGAATTGGGACACTTGCATCAAACTTTCAAAGATATGGTGTTTGGATTGGCGCAGGTGCAGATTACCTTGTCATATCTGGTAATGACCTAACGGGTAACGTTACAGGTGCTTTGCTTAACAATAGCACTGCGTCAAACATCTTTATCTCAGAGAACCTTGGCGATAGTAGAAAGACCACATCGAACATCGAGACGGTTACGACAGATGCTGGTGGTGTGGGGACGATTACGCATAATTTAGGAACCACACCGAGTGCAGTCTGTATAACAGCCGCTGACACCGCTAAGAGTCTTATGGTCGGTTTGTACAATGTTGGACCGACAACATTTTCGTTTTACACTCGCATTGTAGACTCAGGAAACCCTAACAACGGTCAAGTGCTTGCAAGCCACGCAATTATAGTTTCTTGGATCGCAACCAAAACCTAAGGTGTAAAAATGACTGTAACTGCAAAAGTTTTGGCTGAAGGTCAAGTAATTCCTAGTACAAACACTACGGTGTACACCGCGCCTGCGTACGTGACAACGATCATCGACAAATTGACAACAGCTAACTATGATGTTGTAGCTCGTCAAATTACGATTAATATTGTGGCATCTGGTAATTCTGTAGGAAACGCTTACTACATAGGCACACAGACATTAGGTGCTGGCGAAACATACACTTGGCCTGAAGTAGTGGGGCAGATACTTAGCACGGGCGACTATGTGGTTGCTGCGGCTAGCAACAATACCGGCGTTAACTTACGCATGAGTGGGCGCGAGATAACGTGAGTAATTTAAGTGTACATTCTGAATTGATGCAACAAAAAGTAGGCGCGTTGCAAGCCGAACTTCTTAAATTGCCTCAATACCAACCGGATACAAAACATTATTTTCACGGAGGAATGTACTGCCGTGAAGTATTTCGTCATGCCGGTGTTTTAGTTGTAGGCGCTGTCCATAAAAAAGAACACTTTTATTTAATTGTTTATGGTACGGTTGCGATTACAGATGGCGACGGAAATGTCCAAGAAATATCAGGCCCACATTTGTTTGAGAGTAAACCTGGCACTAAGCGTGCGGTGCTAGCGTTGACGGATACTTTGTGCATGACTTTTCATGCAGTAAAAGCGACAACTGTTGATGATGCAGAGGCTGAACTTGTAGAATCAGAACCGGCAAGTATGTACGCACCGGGTAATCTTATTCGACATAATGTACAAGAGGTGCTGACATGACATTTTGGGTAGCAGGCGCGGTTGTAACAAGTGCCGCAATAGGATCGCAAGCCGCTAAAAGCGCTGCTAAAACACAAACCGCCGCAGCTAACCGCGCTGCGGACTTGCAACAGCAGCAGTTTGAGCGCCAAGTTGAACTGCAAGAGCCTTGGCGTCAAGCGGGCATTACGGCGCTTAACAAGCTCACGCCGTTGGCGACTGAATATACGCCGTTTGGCATGGATCAGTTTCAGCAAGACCCAGGCTACGCTTTTCGTATGAGCGAGGGTATGAAAGCCTTAGAGCGCTCGGCAGCAGCGCGTGGGGGCTTGTTGTCAGGCGGTATGCTCAAAGGAGCGCAGCGTTACGGTCAAGATTTGGCTTCGCAAGAGTACATGAACGCGTTTAATCGTTACCAAGCCGAGCGTAATGCGCGTTTGAATCCCTTACAGTCTTTAGCAGGTATAGGCCAGACGGCAACGAACCAGCTAGGTCAGGCGGGGCAAACGATGGCGAGCAACGTAGGTCAAGCGTTAGGTGCAGCCGCACAAGCAAGAGCGTCTGGGTACGTTGGCGGCGCTAACGCGTTGTCGCAAGGTCTTGGAACGTATTTAAATTATCAGCAAGGTCAAAATTATTTAAATGCTCGCTTTCCGCAGCAGTTTGGTGCGCCTATTACTGCCTATGGTAGCAACGCAGGATACTCAGCGCCTTCATATGGGCCACCAATGAACCCTGATTATTCTGGTGGCGTAACTTATACTTAATTACAAGTAAGGTCTTAAATCATGGCTCTTGTTGATCCAAACATTGCGCTGTCGTTTAAAGGTATCCAACTACAAGACCCGTTGGAGCAGTATGGCCGTGTTGCGGCGATTGAACAAGCGCGTAACCAAAATGCTTTGGCGCAGTATCAACTTGGTGCCGCGCAACGTACTGAGCAACGCGAGATAGCGCGAATGAACGAGCTTGCTCAAGCAGGAAGCGATGAAAGCAAAATTGGAAACGCGCTTCTAAGGGCAGGTGACATAAAAGGATACATGGATTTTCAAAAGTCACTTAGCGAACGCCAAACGCAAGAACTTACGCGTCGAAAAACACTTGGTGAAATTAGCCTTCAACCAGGGCAAAAAGCAAAGCAGGAACAAGAGTTAGCTGACGCTAAACTTAAACAAGCCCGTCAATTTCTTGACACAATAAATCCTGCTGACCCCAAAGCACCAGAGCAATACATGGCATGGCATGAAGCTAATCATGCTGATCCCGTGCTTGGCCCTTTATTAGCCTCACGAGGCGTAACCGCAGAACAATCTCGCGCACAGATACAAAATGCCATCGCACAGGGACCAGGGGCGTTTGCAGATCTTTTAAATAAATCAAAATTAGGTACTGAACGGTTTATGGAGTTAAATAAACCTACCGTTACCTCTCAAAATCTTGGCGGTACTACGCGTCTTGTACAAACACCAGGACTTGGGGGTGCGGCAACCGTTGTGCCAGGTAGTACCGCAACAGTTACGCCAACAGAAGCTCAATTGATGGCTGACGCAAGAGACCGCGAACGCATAGCAAATGAAAATAAACGCATCCAACAAGACGCACAACGTTTGTCTCTTGAAGATCGTCGCGTAGTGATGGCTGAACAGCAAGCAAAGCAACAAGCTGATCCTGAGTTCCAACGACGTATGGAAGAAGCTAAGACAGTAGGTCGCAAAGCGGCTGAAGGCGATGTTGCCGCACGTCAAGCACTACCTAAAATTATCAATCGCGCTGAAGAAGGTTTGCGTTTGATTGATGAATTGGTTGGTAAACGAGATTCCAAAGGTAACTTAATTGGAGATTCTAAGCCTCACCCCGGTTTCAGTGGCGCTGTGGGTGCAACTTGGGTGCCTGGATTACGTTTTGTGCCTGGCACAAATGAAGCTAGTTTTATGGCGCGGTTTGATCAAATTAAAGGTGCGTCATTTCTTGAGGCGTTTGAGTCCCTTAAAGGTGGCGGTCAAATTACAGAAAAAGAAGGCGCAAAAGGTACGGAAGCTATCAATCGCATGTCAATTGCTCAAAGTGAAAAAGAATTTGTTGCTGCCGCCCGTGATTTGCAAGAAATTATCAGAAAAGGTGTAGCGACTGCTCAACGTAAAGTACAAACGTCACCCTCTCCTACATCAGGTACTCGTGGCGAGCAAGCTGACCCATTAGGTATCCGATAATGGCTACGATTGCAGAAATCCGCGCTCAATATCCGCAATACTCGGATATGTCTGATACAGCGCTAGCAGACGCGCTATATAAAAAATTCTACTCAGACCTTCCCCGAGCCGATTTTGACGCTAAGATTGGACTACAGGTGCCGCGCAGCGAAGGTATGCCCACGGCACCTCGCCAAGAGTTGACCACAGGGCAGCGTATGTACCAAAGTATTAGACCTTACGTTGCACCAACAATTGAGGCGTTAGGGTCCGCAGGCGGTGCTTTGTTAGGGGCGCCGCTTGGACCTCCCGGTGTTGTAGGTGGTGCCGGTTTAGGTTATGGGCTTGCTAAAGAGGCGATTGAGTTAGGTGACGTTTATTTAGGCGGTAAAGAGCCGCGCAAAGGCGCAGCGATTGCAGTAGAGCCTACTAAAAATATCCTTGAAGGCGCAACTTACGAAGCTGGCGGGCGCGTTGTTGCGCCTTTGCTTGGTAAAGCTATTGGTAAAGCTGCTGACCTTAAAAACATACCTCAAAACAAAGCCGCTGAAATTGCAAGAAACGCGCTTGGCCCCGATTTACCTGAAGTTATCAACACGCTTAAGGCGGCGCAGGGTCAAAATGTTAGTGCAGCCCAAGCTACTGCGGCTATAAATAGTCCTACTTGGCAAGCGTTAATTGATCGTGCGACAGCAAGAGACCCTCGTTTCTTAAGAGCGCTTGAGCAATCGCAAGGCGAAACGTCATTGAACGCGCTATCGCGTCTTGTTGGCGGCACAACTGCTACGGACGTTCGCGCTACGACGGATACTATGAAGCAGACGTTGCGCGACATTACATCGCCAGCACGTCAGGCCGCGTTAAACCGCGCTAATCTCGGTCAGCAAGTAGCACAGTATGAGGCTGAGGCCGGTAAGTTAAGCGCCGAAGCAGCAGCAAAGGTGCAAGACGTACGCCGACTAATCAACGCAGGCAATCTGGCTGAAGCGTCTGCTCGGCTTGACCTCATCAAGCGCAACTTACCTGTGGGGCTGACTAAGTACACCTACAAAGGCGACTTAGCTCGTATGGCTGATGAGTGGGCGTCAAAGGCGGCGGAGGCGTCGCTTGATCTAGGTCAAGGCGCAAGGTTTGCTCAGTCTGCGGCAGACAGTTTACGAGAGGCAGGCATTAAACCGCTCAAAGGCGATGAGATCGTAAGCCAGATTCGAGGCGTATTGAACAACCCTGAGTTTGCAGGCAACGATCTGCTTAGTGGCGCGGCTAAAAACATAGCGAACGATATTGCTCAGTGGACTAAAAATGGCGGCATCATTGACGCAAGAGCACTAGATGCCATTCGTAAGAACTCCATCAACGCAACCGTACAGCAGCTACGCCCAGGCGTAGACGCTACAACGCAACGTAACTTGGCCGCTAAAGTAACGTCGGAAATAAAACCAACGCTTATTAACGCCATCGAAGCAGCAGGCGGCAAAGGCTATCGTGAGTACCTTGATGAGTTTTCCAAAGGTATGCAAAAGATTGCTGAAACCAAGCTGACCGGTGAAGCAGTTAGGCTATGGAAGACCGACAAAGACGCGTTTGTACGTCTGGTGCAAAACGAATCGCCTGACGTCGTTGAAAAGTTTCTTGGCCCAGGCAACTACAACATCGCCACAGAATTAAGCGAAAATGTAATATCCACGTTGCAATCTGAAGCGAAAAAACATCTTGCAAACTTATCGGTCAAAGGTCAAGTAAGCGCAGGGCAAGACGCGCTGAAGCAACTTTTGCTAGATAACACATCGAAGCTGCGTATACCTTCATACTTAAGTGCTGTGGCGACAACTACAAATAAAGCGTTAAATATCTTAGAAAATAAGATTGGCGCAAAAACTATGGGTGTTTTGACAGAGGCGTTAAAAACGCCTGGCGGCGCTGCGAATCTGTTAGAACGACTACCCGTAGAAGAACGCAACCGCGTTGTAAAACTTCTTAGCGATCCATCATCGCTTAAGAGCAAAGCAGCGCAACGTGCAGCAGAATTTATGAGAAGCGCCACCTCTACAACGGCTATTAATGCGCTAGCATCGGAACCTAGCGAAAATGCACTCATCGATTGATAGATAAGGGTCATCATGGAGCACGATGTGGATACGCGTTTGACTGTCCATGAGGCAGTTTGTGCAGAGCGGTACAAGTCGATTGAACAGTCATTCGGTCGTGTCGAGCAACGCTTTGACGATGGCTCGGCTAAGATGAAGCGCTTAGAGTACCTCATGTACGCCGTCATGGTCGCTGTGCTCCTTGGGCCTGGTGCTGCTGCAATTTTTTTTAAGAAGCTATTAGGTGTTTAAGTTAGGTAAAAGGTCTATCGAGCGTCTGCAAGGCGTTCATCCTGACCTCGTACGCGTTGTTGAACGTGCAATCGACCTAACGCCCGTAGACTTCACCGTCCTTGAGGGCTTGCGTTCGCCCGAGCGCCAGCAGACTTTAGTAGCATCCGGTGCTAGCCAAACACTTAATAGCCGTCACATCACAGGCCACGCCGTCGATCTCGGTG